AAGCGACCGAGAGCTGACCGGTCTGAGCGTCCACTTGCACCACTTCGGGCAGGACTGCCTCGACCTCCTGTGCAACAACGCCGATCTGGCGCGTGCCGTCCATCGTGAAGCGCACGCCGCGCAAGGCGCAGACCAGTGCCAGTGCGTCGGCAATGGTTGCGACCTCGGATTTTAACCGTGCGTCGGATGAGGAGACGAAGTTCGGGGCCGTGACGACGCCGGTGAAAGTTGCGCCGGACAGCGCGGCTTTTGCCGCGATCGCCACGTCATAGTCCGCCGCGGACTTGGTCGCTATGCTCCCGAGGCCAAGGTTTGTCCGCGCCACGGCCGTGTTCGCGAGCCCTGCCAGGTTGCTCGCCGCATCCAAGAGCGCGTCCCAGCCCGTGTTGGTGGCGTTCCTGCGCCTGAGCACTGGCGGTGAGACTGAGGTGTCGACCCAAAGCATGCCCGCGACGGCGGCACTCGGGGCCGAGGCCCCAGCACTGGTCGATTGCAGGGCCGCGATTACCTCATTGATCCGCGCCCGAACCGCGGCCCCGGCGTCATTAGCAATGACAAAGCTAGATGTCTGCACTTAGGCCACCTCATCGGCGTAAAGCCGCAGTTGTGAGACGATCGGCGTATAAGACGCGTCCTTCGTCGTTAGATGCGCCCGCGCTTCCACTGCGCGGGCTTCGATTTCATGGTTATCGAGACGGCCCCAGGGGCCCCAGTTCGGCGAAGCTGCCGGATCGTCATCGGTCTCGCGGATTTCAAAAAGGACATCGATTTCGGCACCAGCTGATCCGTCAAAATCCGCCCAGGTGTCCATGAGCGCGGTGCGCGCATCGATCCGGTCATTGAGCGCGAGCGCCGCCACGCCAATCTCCGAGCGCAGGCGCACGCGTGTTACCGCGCCAAGATCAAGCCCGGCCGCAAAGCCATACTCCCCCTCCATCGCCGTCACTTGCGTCACGCCATTTGCGGTTTCTGTAGCAAGCGTTAGGTTTGACCCTGTCACCTGCAGGTTGGTTTTTGAGCCAACAAAACCAGGATCAGCTTGCAAGAAGTCCAAGGTCGAGAAGGCTAGCACCTGCGCGCCCTTGGTCGAAACACGGGTTTCCGGGCCCGCACGGCCGCCGCTGTCTTCAGCCCGCACCAGATAGGTCCCGGGTTTTAGAGGCACGACAGCGATGGCCTCACCGCCCGAGACCCTGTCCATCGAATAGCTGTCGGCCCAAGTGGCCGTCGCTTCTTTAGAATGGCGGATCACGATGTTGCCGCCTACACGGACATCGGGATCCACCGACCGCGTCCATTTGAGGATCGCAAGGCCGCCCGCTGTTTGCAGTGTGACGTGTTCGAGCGGCGCGGGTGGCGCGGTCAGGCCAAGAATTTCGGCTGTGCTCGTCTGCCAGCTTGAAGAGACACCCAAAACCGAGATCGCCTTGACACGGAAGGCCCAAGCCCCCGGCGCGATGTCGCGGATGTCCAAGCTCACGCCGTCGGTGCGGCCATAGTCGACCCAGTCGGCACCATCTTCCGGCTTTGCCTGAAGCTGATACGCCGCGACAAATCCTGAAGGTGCGGCCTCCCAGCTGATCTTGGCCAGAACCTTCAGCCCGCCCCCGTCCCGCGTGACATAGAGATTTTCCGTGACCCGCGGTGCACCGGGCGCCGGGATGTCATAAGCATTGGGCAGTGCCGTTCGTGGGGCAGCTGCGTAGATCTGCTGCTCGGACGCCGACCAGTCATAGACGAGAGGCGAGGTTTCCCGCAGGACCAGTTCCGGCAGCAACAATGCCCCATCGCCCGAGGCGGTCAGGTCAAGGCTCACCCCATGCACCTCGAAGGGTTTGGCGGCAAAGCCCCACCGGGCGTAGGAGAGCGTCACCACATCCCCGACGGTGGCCGCCCAGGCGGAAAGCTTGCCCGACAGCCGCACCGTCATTTGTCGACGTGCGCGTTCCAGCTCGATCTTGGCCAGCCGCTGCGCCATGGCGGCAGAGATCGTGAAGGGCAGTGAGATATCGCGCCATTTCCGTTCACCACCATCCTCGGCGAGATAGACATCGCTCGCATAGGCCGGGAAGTCATCCGGCTGCCAATCGTTTTCGGGGCTGACAAATTGACCGCGTACGCCGTTGAAGTTCGAGGACATCGTCACGCGCGTGGCCAAGGTCAGCCCACCTTCGCGCACATGCTCCGAGGTGAGCGTCACATCAGGCGCGCGCCATGCCCCTGCATGGATGCGCCAGGACCCGCCCGAGAAGGCGCAGCGCCCGGCGAAGGATGAGAGCATCCCCTCGATGATCGTCTTCGGAGCTTCAGAGAGCGTGATCACCCCGTTGCAGGCGTAGCGCGGCTCAGACCCGCCGCCTGCAAGGGGAACGATCTCGTCGCAGATGTTCGCGGCCTCGACCAAGGACATTTCATCGATCCCGTCGGGCTGACCGATACGCGCGCCAATGCCCCAGGTCGGGTTGGCCATATAGTCGGCAAGACAAAGCGCGGGGTTTTCGGAATACCCCGCGGTTTGGGTCCGCGGGTCCCAGATGTCGTCCTTGCCCTCGAGATCCACCGTGATGTTCGGGATCCCACCCGGGAAGGCGTCCTGATCGTAGGTGAGGCGCAGCCGGATCGCGGCACAGCCCCGAAGCCGATGGCTCTCGGTCCACTTGTCCGGCAGCGCTGCCTTGAGGCCCGCGAAAGCGGTCTGGTTGGCGGCGCCGAGTTTCTTTTCGACGACAACCTTTCCGGCCCAGCGGCACTGCGCGATCCCAGCGGCACTCACCGCCACTTCGCCTTCGAAATAGATGGCCCCAATCGATTTGACCCGATGCGTGGCCAGCACGATGACCAGATCGAGGAATTTATTGTCTGATCCCGAGGAATGCAGGAAGACGATGACGCCGCCTTTGCGGGTGCGGCCATAGACAAGGTCGCGCGGCACCACGGGCTCGCGGATCGTCACCGTCCGCGGCTGCATCGTGGTCTGCGGCTTTGGCATCAGGGCCTGCGCCGCGTAGGACAGCAGAAGCGTGCCGCCGATCCGCAGAAGTGCCGCACCAATTCCGCCTGCAGCCAATACGCCGCTGATCGCCCCCGCGATCGCGGTGACGGCTGTCACGATGAAAGGCATGGATTGGGTCCGCGTTCAGATGGGCCAGGAAAGTCGGCAAGAGGTCAGTGGAACGGTCACGAGGCCTTTAGGGGCCATGCCAACTGCCGAGGCCCCGTTGCATATGCCGAAGCCAAGACCGGTGTCGGCCAGAACGATGTCGCCGCGCCCAGCAAGAAGGACAGACGGGCGTGGTTCGCCCAAAAGGGAGCGCCCCATTTCTTCGAGCGAGGCCCAGCCCAGACGGCGCATCACACGTTCGCCGCCGAGCGCGGTGGTGTAGCGCCCGCGCCAGAGGGCCGCGACATCCTCACCGCCAGTCAGGATCATGCGCGTCTCGAAGGCAAATGTCGGGCAGTCATGAATGCCCCAGACGAAGGGCTTTGCCCGTGCGGTATCGATCGCCGATGCAAGCAGGCGTTCCCAGTGGTCAACGCGGGGGAGCATCATCCGCGCCCCCAGGTGATTTCGCGGTCCTGGATCGCGGTCACATATTCGAAGCCAAGGTCGCCCGGGAACAGCACCTGCTGGCTTTCGTGCGTGTAGCGCCAGGTCCGCGCCACGGCCAGGTCAATGAGACGGCTCTCGTAGCTTATGGTGATCGTGCAGGTGTCCGCGTCATCCTTGATTTCTGGCACATCGAGCCGGCCCGAGAAGGCCTGAACCGGATCGGCGATGATGCTGCCATTCTCGGCCAGAAGCCCCAGCCAGATCCGGCCCGGCAGCCCCTGACGCGCTTCATCGATTGCCATCTGCACAAGGTCCAGCGGCACGCCGGAAAGCGATACAGCCGTGCCGCCTGCCACCACCTCCCCGGTCTCGTCTATGCCTCCAAGGCCTAAGAGCGATCCAGCCCCAGCCCAGCTTTGACCGTTCCAGCTAACCTCTCCCAGTCCCGACCAGATACGCACCCAGCCGGTCGCAAACTGGCCCTCGAAGAAGATGACCGGACGGAGGCTTTGATCGGCCAGCGCGGTGGCAAAGGCGACGGTGAGATCACGACTCATTAGAGGGCCTCGCTGGTTAAAGGGCTTCGCGGGCGGAGATCGTGAAGCGATGCTGATCCGCCCGGCTGATGACCGAGGGGACCGGGGCCGTCAGGCGCAATAGAACAGACGGGGTCTCAAGGCCGAGCAGCGTGCCGACCGGCACGGAAGCCCGAAGCGGCGGCACGAGGGTGAGCGTCGCCTCGCTGCCCACGGGCACCACATCCGCCGTTAGCTGATAAAGCCGTGTGGTGGCATCCGAACCCAGTTGGAAGAAATCCCCCGCGCGAAGGCCAAGTCCCCAACCAGCCGTGCGCAAGGTGGAGGCTCCCGCAGCTTGCACCTCGGTCACGTAAGGATTGCCCGCCGCCACCGGCACTTCGATCGAGGGATCGGGGAAGAGGAACCGGCCGCGCACTCCACCAAGGGCGGTGAAGAAGGCCGAAAGCCGCCGAGCATTAGCCCCTTGGGTCACCGCCATCTCGATCTGGTATTCCCACCACGACGCACCCCAATCTTGGATCTGGGACGTGCCGGTAAAGGGCGAGCGTGCCTCGGCCACAGACGTAATCAGCCTCCGCTCGAGGGAGGACACGAGCGTCAGCGGCAAGACAGGAATGGCCATCTCAGATCACCTGACCCCGGCGTCGGCCATCGGCCACGCTTTCCTTGGCGATGCGGGCGATCTCTGGGATCGCCGCGCGAAGGCGTGCGTCGATCTGCTCAGCCACGCTCATCTGCGCACCGCGCGCGTCGATGTTCACGGTGACGCCCGCGCCAGCGCTGACTCGGCCGTAGCTCGCCGCCTCGCGGCGGTTCAGCACCCGTTCCCCGCGTTGCAGGATCGTCGGGACTTCGTCGGGGCGGAGACCTGCCCAACCGCCGGAATGCATCCGGGGCGCCGCTGCGAAAGCCAGCGCTGGTAGCGAGCGACTGTGGCCTGACAGCCCGACGATGCCACCCGCATGCGAGACGGCCGCTGCAACGGACCCGCCGCCAAAGATGCCGGAGAGCGCCGAGGCGATGGGCCCCAGCACCGCACGCTTGAAGGACAGAACTGCAAGGTCCGCCAGGATCGAGCGAACGAGGCCCTTGAAGTCGAACTTGCCGGTCTCGACGAAGCTTCGGAACGCGCTTTCAGCACCACTGTAGGCGCTGGTTAGGGTTTCACCGAGACCCTTGCCCCAGTTCAGCGCATCCGTGGCATAGGCTTGAAGAGATTCTGAGACTGCACGCCAACCGGTGGCGATCCGATCCCCGGCGCTGCCCGCAGCCCCTCCCGCGCGCCCCACGGCATCCGACAGTCGATCTGCTGATCCAGTCGCCTCATCCAGCGCCGCTGCGCCCTCTTCGCCGGTGCCTGCAACGGCGTCACGCAGCGCGCCCCACGAGGTGAGCGGTGCCGTCGCGCCATTGGCGAGATCGGTTGCCGCCTGACGGTAGGTGTTCGCAGTGGCCAGCGCCTCGGCGGCGATTGCGTCGAGCCCAAGGTCAGGGGCCGTGAGCGGGTTGTCCTCGAAGGCTCGGCGAAACGCCTCCGCCGCAGCCGTTCCCGCATCTGCGGAAGCACCCGCGAAGGGGTTCGGGATATCGCCGAGGCTGATCTCGCCGATCTGACCGAAGGTGGTCTCGATGCCGACTGCGGCAAGCGCATCGCGGATGCGTCCCGTGAAGGCGTCGATCCTGCGGATCGCGCCGTTCAGCATGGCCTCGATCCCATCGAGCATGCGGTTGGCGGCCGAGAAGACCAGATCACCGATCACATCCGGCAAGCGCGACCAGATCTCGCGCACGGCCAAAAGCGCACCCTCAAATGTGTTGGCGGTAGTGTTGCCAAAAGCCACGACACTCTCGATGGCGCCGGACATACCACTCGCGGCATCAGCCTTCAGATCGTAGAACATAGCCGTGGCCGCAGCCCCAGCGCTTGATGCCCCCATCTTGATCCGGTCCCAGACCTCGACCGCGACGTCTTTCAAGAGGCCCATAGCCGCGCCAAAGCCGCCTGCGCTGGAGGCCAACCGGGCGAACCAGTAGACCAGTTCGCCTGCGCCGACGATCAACGCGCCAATGCCGGTGCGGATGAGCGCGCCCTTTAGGAACACCAGGGTGGTGGCCAAACCCCGCACCGACAGTGCCGCGACAGCCATCGCGGCAACCCAGCGACCAGCAAGGAAGGTGGTGAAGGTGCCTGCGTAAATCGCGAGCCGATCAAGGTTGGCCAGCACCGTTTCAAAGGCCCTGCTGATCGGGCTGGTGCTGGACGCAAGGGCGACAAACGCATTGGCCACTGCCTCCAGCGACGGGGCGAGCGCCACGGCAATCCGGTTGCGGACCCCAGCGAAGACCTGACCGATGCTGACCAGCGCGAGTTCCGACCGGCGCATGGCGGCGATGGCATCAGCGTCGAGCACCGCGCCAAGCGCCCGTGCCTGCGCCCCGAGCCTCGTCATTTCCGCCCCGCCGTTTTGCAGCAGCGGGATCAGCCGCGTGGCGTCCGAGGCCATGGCCTCGAGATAGAAGGTCATCTCTTGTTGGCTGACACCTGCGCGCTCCAGGCTGTCGACGTAGAGTTGCAGGGCTTCCGGCCCCGAGAGCCGGGCGAACTGATCGGCCGTCACCCCCACCCTTGGCGCGATGTTCTCGAAGAAATCCGCCATAGGACCGCCGCCCGTCTGCAGGAAGTCGCCGACGCGGTCGTTCACGTCCTTCAGGATATCGGCGAGCTTTTCCTGCTCGATCCCCACCGTGGCCGAAGCCGCTGACCAGCGCTGGAACACTTCCGGATTGGCATTCGCCACCAGGGAGAGCTGGCCGTTCTCATTAGCGGCAGCAACGGTCGAGCGGGTCATCGCGACAACAGCAGCAGCGAGCGCCGTGGCGGCAGCAGTCGCCGCAATCCGGGCCCGGCGCGCGAATGCCGCCATCCGCGCGTTTGCCTGGTCTAGTTCGCGGCTGAGGCGCCCCATGCCGCGCGACCCGGCTGCACCGACGCCTTCCAACTCGGCGCGCACTTGGCGTCCACCAGTCGCGGAGAGGCGGACAGAGACACGTTTTTCAACCATGATGGTGTTTGACCTCTTCGTTTGCCTTGCGCACCATCACCGCCTCGATGGGCGGCAGCAGTTCTGCGATGATAAGGGGCTGGAGCCCAAGTGCCGTCCCAAGTTGCAGGGCTGTGCCCATGTCCCAGCCCAAGACCGCTCCTCCGCTCATCCCGCCGGCAACGCGCACCTGTCCGCCGAGGCGCTGAACCAGATCCCAGATCTGCCATCCCTCAAGTGTGCATGGCGCATGAAGGGCTCTGGGGCATTCCGCGCAAGCATGGGCGCTCTCCTCGTAGGAGCACGCCGCGCAATAGTCACCGCCCCCGCCGAACTCCCAGTCGGCGAGAGCGGTCAGCCGTTTTTTTCCGCGTCCAGAATGAGCGCGCCTGCGATGTATTTGGTCTGAAATGCCTCGAAGATCGGCCAGATCTCCAGCAGTGCGTCGATGCCCTCGGGCGTCAGCGGCAGAGGTTTTCCATCTTCGTCGCCCACGCCTTCCCAATCCTTGACGACGATGCGCGCGACGGCCTTGGCCACGATGCGGGCGAGGTCATCGTTAGTAGCGCTGCTATCAGCATCACCGGCTGCCGCAACGATCGTCGGATCGCTCCGCGCGGCCAACATAATAGCGGTGGTCAGGGGCTCTACCATCAGGCGGACGCCATGGCCAAGGTCAAGCCAGCGCAGTTCTGTGGACAGATTTAATCGCAGCATCAGTAATCCTCGCGGGTGTTTGTGAGTGTGACGGTGCACATCCGGCCCACCACCGGATCGCTCGCCGCCTGCCAATCAAAAGTCGCCTGCACACCTTGTGGGCCTGAGATCTCGATCCGGGGGCGCGGCAGGTAAACCGCATGGGCCGTAATGGTCAGGCTTTCGCCCGTGGTGAGCGTGTAGGAGAACTCCAACTCGCAGGCCTCGCCGTTGATCGCCTGTGTCACCAGCGTCTGGTCAGCGAAACGCACGACAACATTGCCGGTCAGTGCAGCAATCGACGGGTCTGCACCGTCGATCTTCCCATCTGGGCGGATGGTTTCGATGCGATCGAGGTTGTTGGCATAGGTCAGGTCAGCGGACACGACATTTCCGATGTTTGATCCGTTCCGCGTGATCGCTCCGTTGAAATGCCCGAAGCGTTTCAGCGCGATATTGGCGGGTGTCCCTACCGCACTGGTCGTGGCAATGGCCTCGCCCTGTGCCACGATGCTGGCTGTTGCCGTCAGCAGCCCGGAGCGCGCCATCTGCCAGTTCAGGCTGTCCACCATGCAGCCGGAATACATGGCATAGCGCGGTACCTCGGGCATGCCGGTCTCGACCGAGAGCGACGGCAGCGCCCAGTTTCCGGAGGGGAACTCATGGGTATAGGGCGCTTCCGCGCCAGTGGTCGTGGGCGCGCCAAAAGCAGCCTTCAGCCAGAAGCCAAACGCCTCGGCATCGATGGGGATCACCACATCGCCATCCGCCGTCACCGCATCCTTGATCGGCGCCTGCGGATCGCGGCCGTAGCCCAAGAGTTCTGAGGTCTGCAGCGGTTGCTCGGCTCCCAGCGTCGTGCTGGCAAAGGGCATCTTGGTGTAGCCGCTCACAGGCGGCGTGCCATAGGTCGTTTCGAACGCCAGCGCCATCTGCGCCCGCGCCCCTTGGGCTCGTGCCATGGTGTTTCTCCTTGAATTGGTCTGCTCAGCCCAGCGCGTCACTGGCCGCGTAGTGAAGGGTGATCGGAATGATCCCGGCTTTCAGAGAGGCGGCCCCCTCAACCGGAAGATCGACAGGTTCAGCAGCCTCCGGCTCGACCCAATCGCATAGACCCCGCAAAGTCCGGTCTGCGGCGATCACAGCGGCGACCTGAGCGACAAGCGCATCGAAAAGGGCGTCCCTATCCGTTGCTGATTGCACGATCATCTCGAGTTCAGCGCGATGCTGGAAATGGTAGGTCAGCGGTGACAACGTCACGCCTGGCTCTCCCGGGGTGCCGTCGCGCAGGATCATGAGACCTGCGGGTGGGATGCGTTCCGGTAGAACTTCTCCGCGCAGAATAGGCACATGCGGGATCGTCCTAAGCAGGTCCGCCAGGGCGGTCAGGATGGTTTCGCGGGTTGTGGGCATTGTTGAGTTCTGCCTTGTTGACCTTTAGATTTAGCGGAAACTCGCAAAAGGGCGGGAACGCGATGACTCGAAAGCCAAGCCACGGTTGGAGTACTGCTCAACAAGGCGGATATCGGAACGGCAGTACGGTTCGGACTGTCTATAAGAAACCGCCGCCGGTTGATCAGGCGCTAACGGTTCTCCAAGCGGCGGGCTACGGATACGATGTGAACGCGCTCTGTCAGAACCCAAAATGCCTGAAGAAAACAAAGCACAGTGCTGCAAATCTGGCTGCAAACTATGCCAAGCTTCTGAACCTAACGCTGGAGCAGATAGGCGCCCAAACCCCATGCAAGCACTGCAATTCCGAAAAGAGCTTGCTGCTCTTCTATTCTAAGCCGTGATTGACGATCGTGGCTTCTTCGCCTCCATCCAATTCGCCAAAATCAGCCCCGGTATCGCTGCCTCCGCGCGCTTAGCGTCCCGCGCCAGATTGAGCCGTTTGGCGAGTTTCACCTGCGGCACCAGGAGGAAAATCGGCACCGTGCTCCGCCCACGGCCCGTTTTGGACCGAGACGCCACGCCCAGCCCACGGCTGTTCAGCCGCCCATCTGCCACCAGCAAGCTTGGCCCCCTGCGCCGATAGACAAACCGCAGACGCAGTCCGCGCCGCCGCTCCCATGCGTCTGGCGTGAGCGCCTTACCGCGCGCGCCCTTACCGGCCGCGGGCGTGGGGATGGCCAGCCAGAACCCGTCCTTCGATCGGATCAAGGTTCCGGTGTCATGCGCCCCAATGATCTGGGGTGCATTCGACCAGACCAGCGCCGCCGCTTTTAGGCTTTCGCCAGATTTTGGGTAGGTTTTGCTCCGGATTGAATTCGCGAGGCGTCGGCCCAGGCCAGCCCGCGTGACCTGTGCGCGCCAGTCTGACTTTAGGTTGCTCCCAGCCACCTTCATGGCTTTGGTCACGGCCTTTTCACCAGCAAGGATCTCGGCTTGCATGGAAGCGACGATATCGCCTGCGATTGAGAGGTCGAGTTTCACGCGGGCGTTGCCTCGATTGTCCAAATCAAGCGCTCACGATCACGGATCGGCTCGCCCTGGATCAGGAAGGTTTCCTCGCCGAAAAGGACCTGCTCATCGGGCCGGGGTGCGGGGAGTTCGGAGACACGCACATCAAAGCGCAGTATCTCTGAGACCAGACGCGCGGCCCCGAATGTGGTCACATCATCATTGCGGCGCATGATGACGCGGATGCGGGTGAACTGCCCCTCGCAGTCGCGATGCCAGGCCTCTTGGGCGAGGTTTGGATCGGCGAAGAGCAGATCGAGGGCCCCGGCAAATGCCGTCATTGCTTTCGTGCCTCAGTTCGAGCTGAAGAGCCGGATGGCCAGCCGCGGGCGCTTGTTCACCGGCAGGATCGAGGCCTCGGTCATGAGATCGATCCAGCGGCCCTTGTTGTCCATCATTTGCCGCGCGTAGAGCGGTAGGCCGACAGTATTGGCGGTCTCTAGCAAATTGGCCGGGCCGCCATAGGTGGTGAAGGTGTCGAAGGTCCCAAGAGGGAAAGCGATGCCTTCGCCTGCGGGGATCAAGCGCTCTGTTGCCCCATTCGAGAGCGTGACTGAGCCGTTGTATTCCTCAAAGAGAATACCGGCGAAGGGGAAAGCGCGGCGCATGTCCTCGCGCAGGGGCTGGCCGCCGGTCGCCGAGAAGAACTTGTAGGCTTCTTCGGTCTTGGGGTGGCTGATCAGCTTATCAAAAAACTCCGAGCTCACCAGCGCATGGGCTGTCGTCATGGTTTCGCCGAGAAGGCTGTCCTCGATCCCGCGCAGGACGGTTCGGACCTTGCCCTGCACATTCGTTCCAGCGGTACCGAAGACGAAGTCGACTGAGATCTTTTCCAGACCAAACTCGCTAAAATAATCATAGAGTGTGGTGCCCGCGCCGTCCTTCACGATGCCGCGCAGCGCATTCATCTCCATATATTCGCGGGTCTGAGCATGCTTGCGGCGCATGAGCGTTAGCTTGCGGTTCATCACTTCGACTAGCGGGTCAGCTGCATCCGAGACGCCTAACG